CTTTTCTGTTTTCACCGCAACAAGAGAGCACAAGTCATGACTAAGGCTGGACAGGGTCGTACAAGGGCGCTAAAGGCCGTTCCAGAGGCGATCAGGGCGGAGCAGGGAATTGGTCTGGAGTCTGGGCTTCTAATAGGCTCAGATCGCCCCAGAATTCATTCGGCGCTTAACGATTTGCCGTCTAGAGGCCAAGAAGTTGTCGATTTTGCCAATTCGATTGGCGTGGAGCTCATGCCTTGGCAAAAGTTTGTGTTTGAACATGCCTTGAAAGTCAAACCTGACGGCCGCTGGAAACACCCTGTTGTGGTGATCGTGGCAGCTCGCCAGAATGGCAAATCAACGATTATGGAGATGAGCATTCTTGCCAGAATGTTTTTGTGGAAAGAACCTTTGCAGCTTGGTAGCGCACACGTACTGACAACCTCACTTGAGACATTCCGGCACATTGTCAATCTGATCGAGAGCAACAAATCGTTATCGAAGCATGTCAAAAAAATTCGGTGGGCGCATGGGTCTGAGGAGATCGAGCTAAATTCTGGAGCGCGTTACGTGGTCAAGGCGGCAAATGCAGCTGCTCGCGGTTTTGCAAAGCCTGAGACGGTGTACATGGACGAGACGCGGCAACTCAAAGACACTGAGGCTTGGTCAGCTATGCGTTACACAATGATGGCTGCCAAAAATCCTCAGCTCTGGACATTTTCAAATGCTGGCGATCAACACAGCTTAATTCTCAACCAGCTGCGTGATCGAGGCCAAGCAAGTGCGGCTGGATCTGACGACGACATTGCTTATTTTGAATGGTCGGCTTATTCGGACAAGATCACTGACGAAAAGAACTGGGTCGCTAGCAATCCTGCCCTTGGCCACACTATTCATGCCGACAACATTCGGGCGGTCTTAAATGATCCGCCTGACGTCGTCCAGACCGAAGTGCTTTGTCGCTGGGTCAACACAATCTCTGGTGCGATACCGGCGAAAGAGTGGAATGAGTGCGGCGGTGCTGAGGTACAGCTCGACGTTGAAAAGGTCACGTGGTTTGGTCTGGACTTGTCGCCAGATCGACGAGACGGAGCTTTGGTAGCGGCTCAAAAGAATGCTGACGACACTTTCAACATTAAGCTGCTGCACACTTGGCACAATCCGATTTCGCTTGACGATAAAGCTGTGGCAAATGACATTGCGCCTTATGCCAGAAAATATCCTGTTGAATATGTCGCTTTTAGCAAAAGGACTAGCTCTGCGGTCGCGGCTCGCCTTGCACCAGCTGGCATTCCAGTAATCGACATTGACGGGGCTTTGTACGGGCAAAGCTGCGACGAATTATTGGGAGCGATTACCTCAAAGCGGCTTATGCATGGAAAACAGGCAGAATTATCCAAGCAGATACTATCGGCCGTCAGATTACCAATGGGTGACGGCGGCTGGATTATCGGACGGCGCGCCTCAAGCGTTGCGGTCTGCGCAGCTGTGGCCTCAGCTTTGGCAACTCACTTTGCGACACGCCCTGAAATGGAGATCGACATTTTCTCAGCCTAGGTGTATATGCCGCCTTTACACTTTGCCACATGGGTCTATTTTCACGCACAATCACGACACAAGCGCCAGAGGCGACGTCGGACATTGAGGCGTCACTTGCGCCAGTAAATGTCACCAGTTCTCTTTATAATATCTATGGCGTTGCCGGTATTACAGCTTCACGCGTTGAATTTATGTCAGTGCCAACATGCGCTCGCGCTCGCAACATTATTTCATCAAGCGTCGCAAGCATTCCTTTAAAAGTGCGAACAAAAGCAGACGGTGCAAGAGTTGAGTCACCGCCAAAAGTAATTAACCAACCAGATCCAAGAGTGCCAGGATTTGCGACGTACGCATGGCTTGCGGAAGATTTGCTCCTGTATGGCTACGGGTATATGCGCATTCTTGAAATTTATGCCGACACATATCGCATTCGCAGCGCAGAACGTATTGACCCAACACGCGTCACAATTAAAACAAATGCTAACGGCACAGAGATCGAGTATTACTGTGTTGACTCAATTCCAGTGCCATACGAAGGCGTTGGCGCTTTGGCAGTTTTCTACGGCGTTGATGAGGGCATTCTTAATCGCGCCGGTCGAACAATTAAAGCTGGAGCAGAATTAGAACGCGCAGCAACAATGTACGCGCGCGAACCAGTGCCAACAATGGTTTTGAAATCTAACGGCACAGCATTGCCAGCAGATCGCATTGCTAAATTGCTTGAGTCTTGGGGCGTTGCTCGTCGCAATCGCTCAACTGCTTTTTTGAATGCGGACGTTGAATTGCAGACTCTTGGCTTTGACCCTGAGAAATTACAACTCAACCAAGCCCGTTCCTACGTTTCGACCGAATTGGCCAGAGTTACCGGCATTCCTGCTTATTACGTTGACGCTGAGTCTGGATCGAGCATGACTTACAGCAACGCAACTTTGGCGCGTCAATCTTTGCTGGACTTTTCACTTCGCCCAATCATGACGGCGATCGAGGAGCGATTGTCAATGACAGGCATGGCAAATGACTTTGTACCAGCAAGCCAAGAAGTTAAATTTGATTTGGACGATTACTTACGCGGATCTGCAAAAGAACGCGCAGACGTGTACAAAATTCTTTACGATATTGGCGCTTTAACTTCAGATGAAATCCGACTAGAAGAAGAGATGATCAGATGACATACAACATACAAAAACCAATCAAAATGGACTTTTCAATTAAAGTCGAAGCGACGGATTTTCCAAAGCGTGAGTTGTCTGGTCGCATTGTCACATGGAATGAAACAGGCGTCACTAGCTCTGGATCAACTATGTTTCAAAAAGGTTCAATTACTTTGGGCAAAACAACAAAGCTTCTACTTGAGCACCGCCGCGAAGCGCCAATCGGATTTCTCAAAGATTACGAAGAGGACGACGAGGGTATTTACGCGACGTTTTCTATTGGTAACACAACCGCTGGTTCTGACGCGCTAGTCGAAGCTTCAACTGGTCTGCGTGACGGTTTCAGCGTTGGCGTTATTGCTCAGAAATATAAAAACGTTGACGGCGTTTTGGTAGTCAGCGCGAGTGCGCTTAAAGAAGTCAGCCTTGTCACAGATCCAGCCATAGCTAGCGCAAAGGTCGAAATTGCAGCTAGTGAAAATGAAAATTCTGAGTCCGAACCGGAAGCAGATGAACAACCAACCGAAGGAGACAAGCAAGTGGAAACACCTACAGCCGTTCCAGAAGTCGCAGCCGATACGGTTGAGGCTTCCAAGGTAGAAAAGGTCGAGGCTTCTCGTCCGCTCTACTTCTCATCACCACGCTCACCAATCACAACTGGCGGCGCATACCTTGAGCACACAATCAAGGCTGGCCTTGGCAACGAGGACTCACGCCAGTACATCAAAGCAGCTGACGACTCATTCACAACAAATCCTGCGTTTTCGCCGGTATCTTATGTTCGCGACGTTGCACAAAACACAAACGCTGATCGTCCAGTAATTGACGCTTGCGGCGGTACACGTCCGCTTAATAGCTACGGAATGACAGTTTCTATTCCAAAAATCACTGCTAACTCAACAGCTGCGACAGTTGCAGAAGGCGGAGATCCAACAGGTACAACTGCAATTACTTCTAGTTATGTAAATGCCACAGTAATTAAGAAGGCTGGATTTCAACGCTACAGCGTAGAGCTTCTAGATCGCTCTGACCCAAGCTTCTACGAAATCATGCTTCAAAATCTGCGCGACGCTTATGCTCAGGCAACTGACGCTTATGTAATTGCACAAATTACAGCTGGCGGTACACAGGCAACAGCAACTGCTGCTGACTCAGCTGGCTTGATTTCATTTGTTTCAACAGAAGCACCAGCTGCTTACACAGCTACAAAGCGCACAGCAAAGTCATTTGTTTCAGGTACTTCTATCTGGACAACACTTCTTGGCGCAACCGATACAACAGGACGTCCAATTTACAACGCTGGAAATCCTATGAATAACGCTGGATCAGCAATTCCTACCAGCATTCGCGGCAACGTACTTGGCCTTGATTACTATGTTGACCCAAACATGGTTTCAACTTCAATCGACGAGTCAGCATTCATTATCGAGCCACGCTCAATCGAGATTTTTGAGTCTCCTGCGCTTACATTGGCAACTAACGTGCCAACAACAGGCGAAATTGAAATCATGCTCTACGGTTACATTGCAGCTCAGGCAACATTTGCCGGCGGACTACGTCGCTTCAACCTAACCTAATCCACTAATCATGGCCTAGGTGCGCTCCCGTATCTAGGCCAGCAGTACACGAAAGGACAGAGATGCCTAGCATTATTACAGCTTCACAGCTTCGAACAGTGTTGGGCGTCTCTGTCTCTTTATATTCTGACGCATATCTGGACTCAATAATTAACTCAGCTGAACAGGTAATTTTGCCTTTGCTTACTGCAAATCAAAATGCCATTTCAGGTGTTTATTTACAAAACAACGTTGCTTATTACATAACACAAAAGCCAAATACGTTTGTGGCTGGACAAAGTGTTGTAATTACTGGTTGCGTACCGTCAACGTTCAACGGCACATTGACGGTGACGTCAAATTATTATGATCCATTTCCTTATCTGCCTTACGCTTATCCTGCGCCTTATTATGTATTTACTTGCGCAATTACAAACGCAAACATTGACTTTCGCCCTGTAATTCCTGCGGGCGTTGCGTACCTATCCGGGGCAAATGCGGCCACGCTTTATGCAGGCACTGACGCGGTTGAACAAGCGGTCACGATCGTCAGCGTTGAAATCTTTCAAAGCGTGGTCGCACCGGGCGGTCAGATCGAAGGCGTGGACTTTACGCCGTCACCTTTTAGAATGGGTCGCAGCTTACAAAATCGCGTCATTGGCCTTTTAGGCAATTACATTGACGTCTCAACAATGGCTATGTAAATGCCTACACCAACAACTATTGCGACAAATGTTCGCGGCACACTTGCGACAGCTTTGGCTAACGTAGCAGCTTCTGTCTATTCATCACCGCCAGAGGCCGTCATTCCACCAGCTTGTGTGATTGTTCCAGACGCGCCGTATCTGGAAACGACAACTATTGGCAAAAGCCAAGTTCGAGTCAAAATTAACTTTGTTGTAACTGCCGCTGTTGCATATAACAACACCGCAGGCGCGCTCGATAACCTTGAGCAACTTATTATTGCGATTATGGGCGCAATGCCTACTGGTTACACAGTTGGAGACGTACAGCGTCCGACAGTGCAATCGGTAGGGGCTTCAAATCTACTAGTGGCGGATCTCGCGGTCAGCACTTACTACACACAACAGACAATCTAAGGAGAAAACCAAATGCCAACAACAATAGTCACTGGTCGCGACATAGTCTTTACTCTTGCGACAGTTAACTATGACGCCCAGACCACATCAGTAACACTGGTCAACGCGCCTGTAATTACTACATATCAAACACTTGACGGCAAGGCTTACAAGCACATTGACGATCAGTGGACTCTCAACATGGAATTGCTTGCCGATTGGGGAGCTACAGGCTCACTATTTGAAGCAATGTGGACAGCCTTTACATCAGCGCCAAATACAGCTCTTGCGTTCAGTTTAACAACAGCCACAGGTGCAGTATTTACCGGCAACGTGTTCCCAGTAGCACCTACAGCTGGCGGCGCAGCACCAGACGCACAGACCGACTCATGGGCAATGCTTTGCTCAACAACACCAACACTAACAATCAGCTAGAAGCGATAGAAACGGGAGCACAAAACAATGAAACTGCCAATAACAATCGAGTACACATCAGGCGAGTTCGGTACATATACCGCACAACCGCCAGAGTGGGCGAAGTGGGAAAACAAGACAGGTCAGACTATTTCGCAAGCTCAAGACAAGATCGGTATTGCCGATCTGCTGTTTCTTGCATGGAATGCAATGAAGCGCGAAGCTGGTGGCAAGCCAATAAAGGGCTTTGAAGTTTGGTGTGAAACAGTTGCCGACGTGACGGTCGGTGAGGTTCTCCCAAAAGCTACGCCGCCGGAAGCGTAAATCGCATTCTGGTTGATCTAGCCTTGGCAACTGGAATTCCAATGAGCGAGTGGCAGACGGCGGAGCAGATTTACACAGCACTGGAGATATTGGAGAAGCAGCAAAATGAGCGACAGCGTTGAGATTGCTTACGACAAGGCGGATCTACGTCGCGTTTTAGGCGCTTTTAAAGCTATGGACGAGGAAGCCACGACGCAAGCCAAAGCTGTGTCTGGTTCTTTGGCAGAATTTGCTCAAGACAAAATTATCGGCACAGCTACTGGTCGAGGTCGAGCAGCAGAAAGAATTGCTCGCGGCTCAAAGGTTTCAAAGTCGTCGAAGGTTGGAGAGCTGTCTTTTGGCTTTGCCGGTCAAAAGTTTTCTGGCGGCGGTACAACAAAAGAGCTTTGGGGCGGCAACGAGTTTGGATCTAACAAGTTTAAGCAATTTCCTATTTGGTCAGGATCTGGCCCAAAAGGTCGAGGATCTAACGGCTGGTTTATTTATCCGACATTGCGCGCCATTCAGCCCGAAATCATTGCTAAGTGGGAAAATGCTTTTGACAAGATCCTCAAGGAGTTTTAAATGGTTGCGCAAAGTAGAACGCTCAAGCTGTCGATACTTGCTGACGTTGACCAGCTT